GTGACACTGGAGACAGCGCTGGATCAGGGCTTTTTGTACAAGCTGCAAGCGGTGATCGCGCCCGATGACCCGATCGTGGCCATGGACGAGGCCGAATACTTCGATTTCATCAAAGGCGGGTGCGCATCGGAAGAGCAGTTTTTGCAAGAATACATGTGCCGGCCGGCCGACGATGAGGGCGCTTTCCTCACCTATGACATGATTGCCGGGGTCGAATACCGGGGCGAGGAAAAGTGGGAGATCGACTTCGGCGACCTGCAAAAACAGCATTTGTACATGGGGGTGGACGTCGGGCGCACGCATGACCTGACGGTTGTGTGGATCCTGGAGCGTGTTTCCGGATTGCTGCTGACCCGCAAGATCATCGTTATGCGCAACAAGAGCTTTTCGGCGCAGGAAGCCGTGATTTACGACTGGCTCGACCGGGCCCAGATCAAGCGCGCCTGCTTTGATGATACGGGCCTGGGCATGCAGTTGGCCGAGCGGGCGGTGGAAAAATACGGCAAGTACCGGGTTGAGCCGGTGCGTTTTTCGGCGCCTGTGAAAGAAGAATTGGCCTATCCGGTGCGGGCGGCCTTCGAGGACAAGTCTATCCGCATCCCATGGGACAACGAGGTGCGCGCGGATCTGCGTTCGATCCGCAAGACCACGACGGCGGCGGGCAATATCCGCTTTGAGGCCGACACGGGACCCGGGGGGCACGCCGACCGCTTCTGGGCGCTTTCATTGGCCGTGCACGCAGCATCCAAGGCCAGAACTTCGGTGGCGGAAGTGCTGCGCGGGCGATTTACTGGGCTTGCATCTCACTTCGAAAGGCGGGTGGCGTAATGGATATTGAATCGAAAATTGCCGCCTTCGAGGCCCGCGCTCAACAGCCCGCGCGATCGCGCACTGCGGCCGGCGCATCGGTTGTGCTGCGCGCCGATGCCTATGTCAATGCCATGAGCGGTTTTGGCGGCAGCCGCGATCCGCTACAGCGCACCACGTTCGCGGCGGAGTATGTGCCCGGCCAGGCCGAGCTGGAACAGATGTACCGTTTTTTTTGGCTGGTGCGGCGCATCGTTGACTTGCTGCCGGGCGATGCCTGCCGCGAGGGCATCGAGATCACCACCGAGGATGAGGATTTGGGGGCTGACCTGTACCGGCGCATGGATGAACTGCTGGTGTGGGAGCGGCTGGAAGAGGCCTTGCGCATGGCACGCCTGTACGGCGGCAGCATCGTGTTGCTGGGGGCCGTGGACGGGCAGGCGCCGGAGACGCCGCTTTCCATCGAGCGCGTGCAAAAAGTGGCCTGCTTGACGGTGCTGGACCGCTGGCAGCTGACGATCCATAAAACCTTCGATGATCCGCTTTCGCCCGACTTTGGCCAGCCCGAGCTGTACCGTATCAACGCGGTCACGGCCGCCGCGACGGGCACACGGGACAGCATTGTGCACGCTTCGCGCGTGATCCGCTTCGGGGGCGCATGGCTGCCGGCACGGTTGCGCCAGCAAAACCAGGGGTGGGACGATTCGATCATCGTTGCGATCAATCAGAATTTAAAGCAGTTCGGCGTTTCGATTCAAAGCGCGGCGGTGCTGTTCCAGGATTTTATCACGAAGGTGCTCAAGATCCCCAACCTGGCCCAGTTGATCGCCGACGGCGAAGAGGCCACGCTGATGGCGCGCATTCAGTATGCCGTGGGGCAGATGAGCAGCGTGGGTGTGTCGCTCATTGGCCAGGATGAAGAATTTGCCAAGGTGCAGACGCCGATCACGGGCCTGGTGGAATTGCTGGACAAGTTCATGGACCTGACGGCGGCGGCGGTCGGGATTCCGAAAACACGCCTGTTCGGGCAGCAGCTGGGCACGTTGGCCGGCGCGGGCGAGACCACGCGCGACTACTATGACGGGGTCAAGGCCTACCAGGAAAAGCAGTTGCGCAACCCGCTGCACCGCATCATCACGCTGTTGCGGGCCGAAGCCAAGGCCAAGCTGGAAAAATGGTCGTTTGAGTTTTGCCCGCTGTGGCAGCCCACGGACAAGGAGCTGGCCGAAACGCGCAAGACCGTGGCCGAAACCGATCAGGTCTATATCATCAACGGCGTACTGGATCCGGCGGAGGTGGCCCTGGCGCGCTTCGGGCCGGACGGCTACTCCATGGAGACGGTCATCGACCCGGACACGCGCACACCGGCCGGCGATGGCGGGGACGTGGGGGAAGAAAAACCGGAGGAGGCGGACGATGACGCGCAGTGAAAAGATCGCCGCCATCCGCGCCCGCCGGGCGGCCGCGAAAGCCTCGGGAAAACGCATGCCGGCCAAGCGCCGGCCGCCGCGCCAGATCTACCCGCACGGGCTGGAGCGCGAGTATGAGCGCGCCATGCTGCGGCAGGTGGAGCCTTTTTTCGCGGCTGTCAAAGCCATGCTGGGAAAAGATCTGCCGGGCATCATCGAGGCCCGCGACCGGGCGTTTGCACTCGATGATGTGGGTGCGGTGCGGCATGACGCATACGCCGATCTGATCGGCCTGGCGCTTGACGGCATCCGCGTCAATGTGGCCGCGCGTATCAGCGAGGCGGAGGCGGCGCAGGTGTCGAAGTCGTTTGCGCAACGGGTGGCGGAGTTTAACCGCACCCAGGTGGATCGGCAGTTTGCGGCGGTGCTGGGGATCCCGGTGCTTCGCCAGGAGCGCTGGCTGGCCGACAAGCTGAGCGCCTTTGTCACCGGCAATGTGTCGTTGATCAAGGACATCGGCGACAAGGGCGTGGCCGACGTGAGCGCCATGATCATGGCTCGCGTGGAGGCGGGCGACAGCCTGTCCACGATCTCCAAGGCCATCGAGCAGCGCCTGGAGGTGGTGCAGCGCCGTGCGCAGTTTATCGCCCGCGACCAGGTCAGCAAATTAAACGGCAAGCTCACCGAGCTGCGCCAGCGCGAGGTGGGGGTGGAAAAGTACCGGTGGCGCGCGGTCAAGGACGGTGCGACGCGGGCCAGCCATCTGCAAAACGATTTTACCAACAGCGGCCTGGCGGTTTCCTGGGACGATCCGCCCGAGACGGGGCATCCGGGAGAGGATTATCAGTGCCGCTGTTCGGCCGAGCCGGTGCTCGATGAGTTCATCGCCCAACCGATGCAGGAGGCCGCGTGAGGGGGTATCGATTCGGGCATGGCTTTAAAATCGACGGAACCGCCTTTAAATCGTGCGACGTTTCTTTAACGGTTTTCGGCCCGGCCATCAGGATGCATAAAATCCGCGTTCGAATTTGGGGCTCTCAGGCGTCTTAAAGGGCAAATGCGAAGGAGCGAAAAAACAGCCATGAAAAGACAGGTCACCATCCGGCTGGACGTACTGAAAAACGATCGCCATCAGATCACGCCCGAAGGGTATCTGGTGTGCGACGCGGCGGTCACGCGCGCGGGGGTGTTTGATTACCTGGACGCTCAGGGCAAGCTCACGCGCGAGCTGCGGCCGCCGGAAGAGGTCTTTGCGCCCGAGTCGCTTGCGACGCTGGCTCTGCAGCCGATCACGTTTCACCACCCGGCATCCGAGCGAGTAGACGCGGACAATGTCCGGCAGGTGCAGGTGGGCGTCACGGGGGAGAACGTCGCGCACGACGATCAATTTGTCAACGTGCGGGTGAAGATCACGGACAAGAGCGTGGTGGAGTATGCCCTGGAGCGGCGTCGCAATGACAAATCGGTCGAGCTGTCGTGCGGATACTCGGCCGATGTGGTGCCTATGAGCGGAGAGCATCCCAAGGAGGGGCGCTATGACGCGGTGCAGAAGAATATCCGCTACAACCATGTGAGCATCGTTCCCGCCGGCCGGGCCGGTGAAAACGTCAAACTCAAATTGGACGCACAGCAAAAGGAGAAAAGCATGTTCAAGTTTATCCGGAAAGCAATGAAGTTGGATGGCTTCACCATGGACGCCATCGAGGCGGATGTCCCGGCCGAAGCCCAGGGCATTCTCGGCCGGTTGTCGGCCAAGCTGGATGAGGCGGTGGACGTGATCCGCGATTATGCGGCGCGCATCGTCGAGTTGACCAAAAAAAACGACGAGGCGCAGGCCAAGGCCGACACGCTGAGCGAAGAGAACAAAAAGCTCAAGGCCGATGTGTCGTCTTTATCCGATCCGACCGGGGAGAAGATCCAAAAGATCATCGCCGATCGCCGCGCACTGGAGACCGTGGCCGGCAAGGTGTCGGTCAAAGCCGATGGTCTGAGCGACCAGGCCGTAAAGGTGGCGGTCATTCAAAAGCAGGCGCCGGAATTCAAGGCGGACGGCAAATCGGATGACTACATCAATGCGCGTTTCGATGCGGTGGTGGAGCTGCTCGATGCGGCGGCCAAAGACGGCAGCAGCGCGGTCCTGGCCCAGGTGATCCGCGATGCCCGATCCGCCGGCACGCAGGGCACGGTCGATCATCGGTCCGAGTTCATCAAAAAGAGCCAGGAGCTGGCGAACAAGTAAAAGGGGCCCGGGGGGAGCAACCCGGGATTTCATTCTTACAAAACTTTTTCAGCAGGGGGAGAGATCGTATGCAGACGCAAGTCGATGTTTTCATGAATCCGGGGCTGCCCGGGCAAGTCGCCGATATCGGCCCCTCCGATATCGTCACCCGCGTTAACGCCGGCGTCGCCGCGCAAACGTTCGGCGTGTTTGTCACCGCCGGGCCGGTTCAAGGCCAGGCACTTCCGCCGGCCCTGGCTGTGGACATCACCGGCATCGGCGCCCTGGGCGTGGTAGTGCGCAGCCATACCCAGC